TTAGCTCATACAATTCTGCTCTTTCACTTGAATATCTATTTTCAATATTAGAAGTATTGCAGAGAGCTATTATTGTGCATCCAGCAGGTGCAATTTCAAAAGCATGCTTAATATGCTTTACACCCTCGCTAAATGGTGGGTTCATCACAATAAAATCGACATGGCTTATTTGCTCTGATGTCACCTCAAGAAAATTACTTGCAAGAAGTTGACACTCACCTGCAAGTAACTTTTGTAAGTGAGTGTCTTTTTCACAAGCAATAACTTCACCAGCTCCATTCTTTTTAAGCCATTTGACGATATTTCCACTTCCTGCAGATGGTTCTAAAATCGTTTTACCCAAGATATTTTCACCAAGTATCATTGTGCTTATAACCTCTTCGGGTGTGGGGTAAAAATCGGGATTATTTGTGAATAATTTCATTGCTCTTTATTTAACTTTCAATCTCTTTTCGAAAATCGCTCTGACGGCTTTTGCATCTTCTTCGGCTTGTTTTCTTTCACTTGGTAGGTAATAATTGCCTGAATTGAAAATTTCATCGTCAATAGTACATCTTATCTCTGTTAATTCTGCAACCTCTCCCAATCTATCTATTGTTAAATAAGGTTCTCCTTTTTTCGCTCTTTTTCTAATCTTCTCCATTTGCTTTGTTTCTGCATTCCACCGCAAACCCTTTGTGTATAACTCATTAAAGAAAGCTTGTTTTTCTTCTTCTGTGGCAAGGTAATAATGAGAAATATCCCAACCCAAATCATTTACTATATCACAATTATTATAATGTATATTACAAATTATTTTTGAATCCTTTTTGTAAGATTTGAATATAATAGTTCTGTTTGAGATTGTTGACCTTAAAATATCGCCATCTTTAAACTCTTCTTGCTTCTCTTCGATAATAATTAAATCGTCTTCAATAGTTGCCTTGCAACCTGTTGGGATTGTGATCTTATCCCCTGCGTTTAATTTAATTTCCATAGTTATTTACTTTTTACGTTTCTTTTTTCTTTTACTTGCATAAGGCGTTGAACCTTTACGGCACTTCCCATTATTAAAAGAGCATTCTTCAAATTGATTATTCGGATAAAGAACTACTGCATTAGGATGTAGTGCTATATCATAAATAATTCTATTTAATTCTTCCATAGTTGTATTATTTACTTAATTCCTATTAAATGCTGACATTATTAAGCAAAGTATAATTGTGCTTATAATTGCTATTGAAACGAATAAAATAGAACACTCAATTGTGCTTAATTCTGAAATTAATTCTTTCATAGTTGTATGTTGTTTTTTTAGTTTAGTCCTCTTCTTTCAACGCTTTTAATATAGACTTTCCATTTCACGTACAAGACTATCAATGTACTTAAACGCTTCATCCTTGCTAACTTGGTTCTTCTCTGCTTCTTCAATTTCTGAAAGAGTGAGGATTGCAGGCATTAAAGAAAAACCTCTAATTTCTTCTGTTATAGGACTTTCGTGTTTGAAAAGTTCAAAGGCAAACCCTTTCACAAGAACCTCTTCATTTTTGCTCACAAAACCGCCCTCAAATCCAAGTAAATAGTAGTACTTATCTTCGATTTTACACCACTTAGTTACAAGATGCTTAAATCGTTCTGTAACTATTTTATTAATCTCTCGTTCTCGCTTTTTTCTTGACTTGATTAGTCTTTTAACAAAGCTACATTCACGACTTACTAATTTTAAAAATTCCTTGTGTTTCATCCTTTTATTTCTTTTTAGTTTTAGTTACTCTTACATATTCGATGTCGCTGTCGTAAATCCTATCTACGCACCAAGTTACCTCCAAATCGTTAAAATCTTTTATTCCTAAACCCTTTATATCACCAAGATTTAGGAATATTCTTTTGGGTATATTTTTCATATTTACATGTTGTTTTTATGTGTTTAAAATAATTGCCTTTCGCTGTATCTTTGCTCTTTACCTAATATAAAATCGTGTATAAAATTTCTTGCGTAATCCTTTGAAATCATCGAGCGTTCCATTGAGCAAACACCAGCTTTTTTCGAGCCTTTCGAGGACTTAATTGTCTTCTTTGGCTTGTCATTTTGGTAACTTCTTCCATAAGTTTGGGAACAATTAAAAAACCAGTATGCAGTAGGTTTTACAAAGTAATCACCCCTCCTCATTCTGTTATTATCTACAAATGTTGGTCGTGGGAAATTCTGTCCCGTTATAAGATAGTTAGGACCAGCAGACGGATTTTCAAGTATTAATCTCAATTCCCTTTTCTCGCAAATCCACACAAGTTTATAGAGTAAAATGTGGAATTTCGTACGAGCTTTAATTCTTTCGATAGTTAGCTCTATTTTCTCACAAGTTGTTTTAGCTCTATAATTAGTACTTTCAAGTGAATAATAGGTTTGCTGTAAGGTCTCAAAATAAATACAAGGGAAGAAAGCCAATATCAAATCATCTTTGCTTATCTTATCAAAAAGACTTGCTTCTCCGTTATAGCACTTTTCAATTTCAGCAAATAAATCTATCACGTTGTCGGTTTCTCCAAACTCATTTTGTATATCGTAATCTTCCGCTTCAAAGCCAAGCTTTTTGAACTCGTTTTTAAACGTTCCAGATTGTTCGAAAAAGCAGTGTATCTTTCCTTTTATATCCATTTTATATGTTGTTTTTTAGTTTAAAAACGCTATTCTCACGAACCACGTTCTACAAGTTACATGACAAAAAAAGAGTGCCATTTTCACAAACAACACTCTAAGCATTTCTAACAATTAAAATATTAATATGACGAAATAAAAACAAATTACTTTCCTGTTGAGCCATAACCACCTGTACCACGTTCTGTAACGCTTAATTCTTCGGCTTCGTCAAGCTCGATTTGTGGATATGGAAGTATTATCATTTGGGCAAATCTCTCGCCTATTTCATAGGCTTTTGTTGGGTATTCTGTCTTTTTGAAAACCGCTGTAACCTCACCTCGATAGCCGCTATCAATGACACCTGCAGAGTTAGTTAGAAGTAATGTTTTCTCTGAGTTGCTACTTCGTGGAACAACCAAGCCAAAACATCCCTTTGGTATCTCAAAAGCAAGTCCACAACCATAAGTTATAGTTGTCTCATTTTCTTCTACACTTGTTGCTGTTAAATCTAAACCAGCGTCACCAGGCTTTGCATAACGTGGTATCACTGCGTTTGGGACTAATTTCTTTACTTTTACTTTCATTGTTGTTTGGTTTTATGTGAATTGATTTATAAAATTCATCAGAATGTTATTTATTTTCTTTCTGTCGGGTTTATTTATTCGTTTGATATAAGTTATAGCATCAATATAAAACAACGCCTTAAATCGCTTTATTTACGATATGTTGAATTTTTGAAGATGACAACTTCTAGCATTTCATTAAATCTATCTGCTATTCTATCTCCATATTTTGCTCTCACTTCCTTACCTGTGAGATTTGTCGTTATGAACGTAAAGAGTTGATTATTATAGCGATATTCTAATAAATCAATCATCGGGCTATATACATTTCCGTAATCCATTACATCGGTGGCTTCTCGCCCCATATCTTCGATTCCTAACATGTCAGTCTCACGTATAGCACGTGTGTTATCGCCTTTCATAAGGCTTGCAATATCTTTAGCGTCGATTATTCTTATTCCTTTGCGCTCATCAAAATATCTGGCATCTGAAAGGTAGTTCAGTGCATTTTGAAAAGCCATCAAGAGAGTTGTTTTACCATTACCGCAAGTACCGCATAACATTATACCAAACTTAGGATTATCTGCTGTAAGGCATTTTGCAACGCTTTTGATATTAGCTTTTGTAATTTCATCATCGATGTAGTTACGATGCCTGTTTTGCACTTCTGCTTGATAAGCTGCTATTAGCAAGTCATTAGCTTGCTCGGTAGTCATTGGTAACTTAAAACGTGTGCGTGTAATCTTCCGCTTTGCTAACAGCTCTTTCAAAACCTCTACGTTGTATTTTTGATTCTTTCCTATCGTCTGCATCGTTTTTAATTTTTAGTTGTATTCTTAACCAATCATTGAAGTGCTGTTTTGCATCACTGATATTATCGTGTTTTTTACCCCTGCATTCAGCGTCAAGTTGGAACTCGTTTAGCCAAGCTTCTAGATCCACTTTGCTAATTTTATGCTTCATACACATTTGCTCTATCCAAATTTCCTCTTTCAAAAGCTCTCCGACAAAACCCTCGTGCGTACGTGCGTGCGTTGTTGATGAAGATAATAATATATTCTTTTCTTTCTTCTTATATAGTGGGTTAGNTCTGTGGGTCACTCTGTGGGTCACTTGTAAAATCGTTACCTTTGTATGTTGTTGATAATGTATTACTTACACTTTGTTTTTGTGGGTTACTTTTTGCATTCAAATTGTTATACGAAAAGTTACCAACTTCTGTTTCGTCTACATTTTCAACAGATTGGTATTTGTCATAGTTTATGATGGTTATAGTGTTAATTATTCGTGTCTTTTTTATAACTATCATTCCACTATCTACAAATTCTTGTAGTCTTTTTCTCACAGTCAATTTTGAATACTTCCAACGCTTACAAAGCTCTGCTATAGACATCGCTATTTCACCACGATTAATAACTACTTTATTACCTCTTATATAAATTACATTTCCATCTTTCCACTCTGCAAGAAGAAGCAAATCAAGCCAGCATTGAATTCTTGTAAATTTCTCGCCAAAATAACCCTCCATGTCGATAATTTTTCGGTCTATTTTAATCCATCCACTTGTCATATTAATAAGGTTCTTTTGTTAATTCAATATTTAACTTATTATCAGCAATATATACAACCTTGCCTGTAGCTTTAGTTATACATTGCTTAAACTCGTCTGCACGGCTATTATTTGAGCTTAAATGAAGTAAAACTATCTCCTTTGTTTGGCTCAAATCGCTCTCCATTAAAACACGCTTACAAGTACTTAACTCCATGTGACTAATCGCTAATCGATTACCCATTTCAGCGTGAACAACTCCACTTTCAATGTTATAATTTAAGACGTCACTTGAATAGTTACATTCTATCATTATATGGTCTAATTGTGGTAGCTCATCTTCTATATCTGCGGTGTCTGTGGCGAAAAGCAAACGCCCCATTTCTGTATGTTCAATAATAAAGCCAACGCATGGTACATCGTGGTTCATTTGCAATACAAATATTTTAAAATCCCCAACGATATACCCGTGCATCGGTTCAATAACTTTGCAGAAAGGCTTGTTTTTTAAGCTCTGTGACGCAAAAACATCTTCGATTGATAAAACCCTAACACCATACTTTAAAAAGCTTTGGAGAGCCTTTGCATGGTCTTGGTGTCTATGAGAAACTAAACAGCAAATAACATCTTTAAAGCTAAAATTCAACGCTTCTTGAATTTGCTTAAACATTATGCCACACTCTATGATTAGTTTTTTGCCGTTATTAGCTTCCAAGATGTAGCAATTTCCTTTACTACCTGAACTTAGACATTTTAGTTTCATGCTTTAGCTCTCCATCTGTTTTAATTAGTATTGTGGTTGTTCTTCTTCTGTAGCTGGAGCTTCGGTTTTAATCTCGCCTGTCTCCGTGTCTACTTTCTCATATTGAGTTTCATCAAGCATGATAGGCTTTCTTTCTTCTGCTTGAACAGTGATAATTTGCTGTTGTGGCGTATCTGTATTATCTTTAGAAATTGCATCTTGCATTTCAACAGATAGATAGCCATATTTAGAAAGTAAGCGTCTTACAACGGTTTTCAAACCCATATCGTTGAAATTGCCCTCCCAACCTACTTTTGTACTCGCTTGGTTGGTTTGTGCAGCCTTAATCAAATCTTCCACTTGTGGCTTGTTTTTGCCTTTGAATGATGGAGAATAACGCAAAGCGTAGTTTGCCATGTCTTCAACACTCACATAAAGGGTTTTTGAAAAGCCGTTGAGCAACT